GTAAAAGGCGAATGTATCGCCCTTGCTCGCGAACTGGAAGCCTTGGGAATCTTCGAGAACGTCGACGAATTCCAGCAGCTAATCGAAGCGGAGATTGCGCCAAACGTAAACGCGGTTTCTGTAAAGCTTCCGCCTGATTTGGTTAATCAGCTTCGCCAAATCCTTGGCTTGATCGAATTCCGTCTTAACTAATCAATCAAAATAAAATGGCTAAAAAAATTCTAGGGGGAACCGCACAAATCCGCGTCGACGGGCAAACGCTCGACGTCTTCGGCGATATTAAATATTCGACCACAAACGAAGAACGCGAAATTCGTCGCGGTGTTGACCGTCACTTTAACCCAAAGATTACGCCGGTAACGCCTTACGTTGAAATGACCATTTCGGACGCTTCAAATCTGGACGTTAAAGCGCTTGCAGAAGCCCAAGACGTAACCGTTGTCGTTCAACTGGCAAACGGTAAGCTTGTAACGTTCCCCGAATGCGACCAAGTGAACCGCGTTGAGGTTGACGCAATCGAATCGACAATGTCGCTTCGTTATGAGTCAAAGGGCGAAACGGTTGAAACTCTCGCGTAAGCATGAGCGACGAAGAGAATCAAGCAATTCTTTCTTATAAGAAGGAAGAAAACCCCGACGCCAGAAAGGGAACGGAAGTTTCAATTCGTCTTGCTGAACCTATTACAACCGGCGGCGAAGAGATCAACTTTTTAGATTTCCGCAAAGTAGCGGTTAAGGATATTCGCCAAATCGGTTCAGCTTACAGCATACGCTTGAAGCAGGGCGAACAGTTGGTTGATATTTGCGACGATACAATTTGCAAGTGGATTGAACGCCTTTGCGGTCTTGGAAAAGACGATGCAAACAAGCTCGACTTAGAAGACTACGAGCAAGCGAAGGCGGTGATCTTGGATTTTTTGCCCCAACTTTAGAGTTGGGCGCGGCCTTCGATGATGTTTATCGGGGGCTTATGGCTCAAGGCGACTTCTCAGGCGCGGGCATTTGCCCTTCTGTTATTGACGGATGGGAAGTTTCTGATTTATTATACTTTTGGGAACTTCACCGTAAAACCGTTGAAGACGTAAGAAGGGAAATCGACAAACAAAAGGAATCTTTTTAAATGGCCGCAGCAGTTGAAGTAAAAGTAAAGCTGATCGACGGCTTGTCGCCCAAGCTTGGCAAGATGCAACGCAACTTTATGAAGTTGTCGAATTCCATCGAAAAGAGCGAAGCAAAGTTGAAGAAATTCGGCAATGCGGCGAAAAGCGCCGGTCAAAAAATGTCGGCTTTCGTTTCCTTGCCTATTCTGGCAGCCGGTGGCGCATCCTTGAAGCTCGCAAGCGACGCGGAAGAAACCGCGAACAAGTTCGGCGAAGTCTTCAAGGGCATTGAAAAGGAAGGCGCCGACGCGGTCGGGGGATTGTCCCGCGATTTCAAGCTGGCAGCGTCCACAAGCCAAGAATTGCTTTCTAATACCGGTGACTTGTTGACCGGCTTGGGATTGTCCAAGAAAGAGGCTCTTTCGCTATCTGAAAGCGTTGTTCGCCTATCTGGCGACGTCGCATCGTTCAAGAACGTGCAGGGCGGGACGCAACGCGCCGCCGAATCCTTGACGAAAGCGTTGCTTGGTGAACGTGAAATGCTCAAGGAAACGTTTAAGACGGCAGTATTGGAAGCCGAAGTTCAAGAAAGGGCTGCCGATATTATGGCCGAGCGCGTCGACCTGACAGAACAGCAAGCGAAAGCCCTTGCGACGCTGGCAATTGTTACCGAGCGCAACAAAGCAGCCGTCGGCGACTTCAACCGGACGCAACACCAGCTTGCCAACCAATTCCGGATATTTCAGGAACAAATCAAAGGCGTTGCCGAGAAATTGGGCAAAGTATTGATTCCCGTTGCTCAAAAAGTGCTTATCGTAATATCAAGGATTTTGACCTTCATGGACAAATTACCCGATTCGGTGAATACGATTATCGTCGTAATGGCCGGAATTGCCGCCGCAATTGGTCCAATATTAATCGGAGTCGGGCAACTTGCAATTGCCGTTACAATGTTGAAAACTTCGGTATTGGTTGCAGCTAAAGCGATGCTTGTAGCCCTTTTGCCACTATTGCCAAAGATTCTATTGATTGGTGCCGCGATTGCTTTTGTTGCCTTCCTAGTTTGGAAATTCTGGAAGCCGATTAAAACGTTTTTATTGGGTTTTTGGGACGGATTTATTGAAGGTATGCAGCCAATTTTTGAAGAAGTTAAGGCGATTTGGGAAGCAATGAAGCCCTTGCTTGATATTCTTTTTGAGCTTTTGGGCGTCCAGTCTGAAACCGGCGAAGGCTTCAAGGAGATTGGGCGAATTGTCGGCCAAATGGCGGCCTTTATGGTCAAGACAATGGCCGTTCCGCTTAGAATGTTGGGGCAAGTTGTTAAGCTTTCATTGAAGGCTGGCGCCTTCTTGGCTGACAAATTGGGGATAGGTCCAGAAGGGGGCGACGCCGCAAGGGGTGGCGCCGTAGCAGCCGCCGCCGCCGTAACGGCAAGCCCGATTGTTGCACCAGCGCAAGCGCCCGTCGTTAATAATAATATTCAGATTTCAAGCAATGTTGACGCTTCAACCGGCGCCACTGAAGCAAGCGTTATGTCTGACAGCACCGGACGAACAAAGGTCGATACCGTAGAAACCGGCCAAATAACCCCAAGAATCTTTTAATTATGAGTTGGCGCGACAAAATACAAAGGGCAAGTTTTCGGGGTAAATCGTTCAACGTCGATTCGTCGTCTATGCAATTCGGGCGTCGGGTCACAATGCACGACCAACCCTTTAAAAATACGCCATATACGGAAGACGTCGGCAGAATGGGGCGGACTTACACGTTTACCGCATTCGTTGACGAAAGAACCGTTCAAGGCCAAGATTATTTCCAGACACGGGACGAACTGATTGAAGCAATCGAAAACGACCCGTCCGTTGGGACATTGGTATTGCCTACCCTTGGAAAGCGCCGCGTAAGGCCGCAAAGTTGTTCGGTTTCCTTCTCGAATAGCGTTGGCGGGATGGAAAGCCTTGAATTAACCTTTGTCGAGGCTGGCGAAGAACTATTTCCAGAAGTCACGATTAACACGCAGGAAACCGCGCAAGAGAAATCGACAGAAACCCAAACGGCAGTTATTGAGGAAGCCGGAACGAAGACCAATTTCGCGCCAGTGTCGCCCGATTCAGGCGAAGGCTTGAACGATCCCGACGTAAATATTGAAGAAACGGTTCAAATTCCGGAAACCTTCAATAATGAAATCGCAATTGTAATTTCAAGCGTTCAGCAAAACGGGGAAGAATTGGACGAATTCGTTCGCATCTTTTCAGACTACCAAGAAGGGCTTAAGGATAGCATGAGCGACCCGACATTGTTCTTCGAAAATACGAATACAATGCTTGCAGAATTGCGCGACGTATGGCCTAGCGAAAATCTGGACGACGCTTACAACGCCTTTAATTCAATATTCGGCGCAAATGTCGATAATATCGGTAAGATTGTAAACCTGAACACGGTTCAACGTCTATTGCAGGACGACAACAATCAAGCGGTCCGTGATGGCTATCGCAACTTGCTCTTGTCTCAAATGGCGAATATTACCGTTCAACAAGATTACGAATCGTCAAATGCGGTTCAGGATCGCAAGATTTCCATATTGGAAGCATTCGGCCAGCAAATCGAAAACGCTTCTATCAATCGCGACGCGGCGCAACGCAACGCCCTTGTTGACCTTCGAAGCTCTACGCTTGACCACTTGGACGGACAGAACGGCCAGTTGCCGGACGAAGTCGACCTTTCAATTGGTGATACCGTTCCCGTTTGGGCGGTGGCAAATGAAGTTTACGGTGATTCGTTTCGCGGTGAAGAAATCGCCAGTTCGAACGGAATCGTAAACCCTAACTTTATCCAAGGCCAATCAGTTGTTAAGGTCTTGACGTCCTAATGAGTAATCCGATCTTCATTTGCACCGTAAACGGTAAAGATTATTCAGGTTGGAAAAGTGGAAGCATAAGCCGTTCAATCGAGAATATTTCGGGCCGTTTCAACCTGAATATTACGGATATGGTTCGGGGACAGCAATTGCCGATCATCCGCCGCGACGACCGCGTTAAAGTATCAGTCAGGCCACAACCGAATGCGAAGCCGATTTTGCTTCTGGACGGTTGGGTTGATAAAGTAGCCGTAAAGGTGGGAAGAACCGTTTCTTTTAAGATTGTGGGGCGCGATCTTGCGGGCGACCTTGTCGACTCTGATATTTTCGAGCGCGGCGAATGGAAGGGGCTTAAATTCGAACAGTTCGTTCAAGACCTTGTTTCAGATTATGGCATAAAGGTTGTTGTCCAAGCTGGACTTGATACCGGCGACCCAATACCAAACGTCAAATACGACCAAGGAACGAAGATTTATGAAGTAATAGCCAAATACGCACAGCAAAAGCGCCTTTTGT